GGAGCGACACCCGCAGGATTTTGAAAGATTTTGCGGCTATATGCGTGAAATTGTTGAAAGACCCGATTATATAATTGAAGCCAATAAACCTCATTCGGCTCTTGTATTAAAGGAGTTCAATAGCGGGGACGAGCCGTTCAAAACAGTTTTACGACTTGTTACCCTATCTGATAATCCTGAATATAAGAATTCAATTATAACATTTATGAAAATTGATGAAAAAGAATGGAAACGGCTTACAAAAAACAAAAAAGTACTTTACAAACGCGAATAATCGTGTTATAATGTAATTAAGATAATAGTAGGTCATTTGAGGTGGAAGAGTTCGTCCACGTCCACGCGCCGATGGCTTGACAGGGGAAACCCGAGAGATGCAGGAGAATTGGACGCCTGCCAAATGACCGATATCTTAACCGCTCGGAGAAATTCGGGCGGTTTTCTTATGAATAACAAACAGCGCTTACAGAAACGTAGGCGCTTTTTTATGCGAAACGAGGTGAGCGAATGAACCGTGATAAAAGGCGCAGAGCGCTTTCAAGGCTGCGCGAAAAATATCCCGATGTAAACGGCGATATCGGGTATATTCCAAAGTGGGTTATTCTGACAGAAGCCTATCCTGTTCTTTCAAAGGCGGTTATCTGCCTTGCAGGAGCAGCGTTAGGAGCGCTGTCAATGCTCCCGATACTGCTGATATAATCAGCGGAATCAATATTGAAAACAGCGCCGTCTTTTTGAAATCATACCAGCGATAACGGTTGTAGAAACGTCCGAGCTGCGTTGTGTGAAACCCCGCGAAGCCGCCCGTATCATAGCAATCTATTTAATGGCGCTTATCAGATAAACTGCTGATTTGTGGTACGAAAAAAACAACAGCACCTTGCACAAAATCAAGGTGCTGTTTTTGTATAATTTTTTCTTGAAAAGGGCTTGACTTTTGCGTACGCATATGTTATAATATAGATACAGTAAGGGAACACCTTACGAGTATCGGGGCAAGACGGGAAAGGAGAAAAGATGGAAGAAGAAATGAACAACAGCGAACAACTTGTTGAACAGACCGAGCAGAAATGCTACTACAAAATCCTCGATATAATCTCTCACAGCAAAACCAGAGAAGAGATTGAGGAAAAAATAAGAGCCTTGCTTAAAAAATAAGCAAAGCTCCTAAACCACTAAAGGAAGCGGGCGGACTTGCCGCCGCCCAAATCCTTGCTTATTATATCACGTTTTGCCCCGAATGTCAAGAGAGGACGTGATAGTTTGGCAGAAACAAACGGCAAGAAAATGGGCAGACCTCTGAAAACAAATGAGCCGAAATCTGTAAGTTTGCACCTTAGAATAACACAAACAGAGGCTGAACGTATTCAGAAATGCTCAGAGAAACTCGGTATTCCTCGTACCGATACAATAATGCGAGGAGTTGAACTTCTTGAAAAAGAAGTAGGCAAAAAATAAGCGATACCCGCACCCTAGGAAAGTGTTTCGGATATCGCTTACAAAAGAAATGGCAGGAAAGCCTTTTCTGAAATCTATTATACATCAGAAACGCTTTCCTGTCAAGTAGTTTGAAAGGAAGATTTTTTGAAAAGCGAAACAATCACAAACACGGACAAGCAATTCAGGCAGCACGAAATTACACAACATCTTGCTATACCAAAACGGTATACAACTATATATGGCAATTGTAGCAGCAGTTGAGTACAGCGTTTGTTACCGATAGAGCGCATAGTGCCTTTTCAGAAAGTTTTGTTTTATTTGCACAAAAGCAAAGTGCTTTTTCTATGCAAATATACAAAATTGTGCTAAAACCCTTGACTTTTGTATCCACTTGTGCTATGATATATGTGGACACAGAAAAGAGGTGAAGAGAATGTCCCCAAGAACAGGTAGACCGACTGACGACCCCAAAACATTAAGCACTAGGATACGGCTTTCAGAAGAAGATGTCAAGCGCTTAGAGTATTGTTCCGAAAAAACAGGCTTGACAAAATCTGAGATAGTCCGGCAGGGTATAAAGGAAGTCTACGAAAAACTAAAAAAATAAACCGCTGCTCTCCTACCACAGACCGCAACGGTTTATTAACAACGACAACCCGAAAGGATTGCTAAATCCATTATAGCATATCTTTTCGGGTTTGTCAAGATGAAAGGAAATGTTATTATGGAAACAAAGGTTGCAAATTTGACAAGCAAGAAGTTCGGCACAATCCGCAGAATTATCGAGGGCGAGAATGTCCTGTTCTGCGCTTCTGATGTAGCAAAAGCGTTGGGGTATGCCAACGCGAATAAGGCGATTGCAACACATTGTGTTGGTACGGCGAAACGCCGTACAACAATATCTAGTGGTCGTAAAATGGAAATTAACTTCATTCCCGAAAGCGACGTGTACCGTCTGATTTGTCACAGCAAACTGCCGTCGGCTATGGAGTTCGAGAAGTGGGTGTTCGAGGACGTTGTTCCGAAAGCGGTCAGGAAAACCAAGGGCATAGAAGAACCGAAAATCCCCCAAGCCGAACAGCTTACCCTTGAAACCTCGGAATATTATTATTTCAAGAAGTATTTCAACGGGCAGCCTGTTATTACAATTGCAGATTTTTCGCATTTTACGGGTGTTTCGAGGGACGCAATAAGACGTTTCTTGACAAAAACTTGCGATAACGGTTTTGATTATTATTTGCTTTGCGGCGAACCGCTTGCACAATTCAAAAGGCAAAATCCGAGTATGAATTCCGTGATACCGGAGCTTTATGCAATCACAAAGTCCGGTGCGGAAAAGCTTGTTCAGTACTATGAGTGTTGGGACAAAGTCCGAAATCTCTTCGCTGAGAAAAAACGTTCGGACGAGCCGAAAACAAACGCTGACGAGTGTGTTGTCGCGCTTAGCGTGCTCGGCTTTATCAGAGATGAGCTGAAAAAATGCGAGAATACCGAAGCTGTTTCCGCTTTAGATGTTGCAATAAAGCAAACCGCTTGGGAGTTAAGCCAAAGAATTATATCGTAAAAATAACAAACAGCGCTTACAGCAATGTAGGCGCTTTTTCTATGCCTAAAACTTGGAAAGGAGAACGGAATGGCTGAAAATCAGCGCACGCTCACGGCGAATTTTACCGCGGATACAAGCGGTTTCTCGCCGAAAGTAAACGAGCTTATCCAGAAGCTCAAGGTCCTCAATCAGGATTTCGAGCAGAATAAATCCAAAGTAAAGGAGCTTTCCGCGCAGCTTAAAACCTACGAAAGCGAGCTGAAAAAGCTAAATGCCGCGACTGACGGCGGCGCGAAAGCTACCGATGAGCAGAAGGCGCGTATGCAGGCTCTTCGCGACAGTATCGCCGCTTGCAACGTCCAGATAGGCTCTTACAAAGCGGCGCAGGGTCAGCTTCGCTCGCAGATTAATTCCACCAACAAGGAACTGTCCGACCAGCAGCACGCGTTCGCCGAAACAAGCGGCGCGGTTTCCACTTTCGGCGATGTTCTCAAGGCAAATCTCGCGGCTGATTTTATCAAAAATTCGGTTCGCGAGCTTGTGGATTTGCTTCGACAGGCGGCGGCTTACTGCTATCAGGTCGGTTCAAGCTTTGAAGCGGGAATGAGCCAAGTAGCCGCTGTTTCGGGAGCTTCGGACGCGGAACTCGAACAGCTCACCGCAAAGGCAAAGGAGCTCGGCGCAGCGACAAAATTCACCGCTACCGAAACCGCAGAAGCCCTCAATTATATGGCGATGGCGGGTTGGAAAACCGAGGAAATGCTTGATGGTATCGACGGCGTTCTGTCGCTTGCGGCGGCTTCGGGAGCCGACCTCGGAACAACTTCGGATATCGTCACGGACGCGCTTACCGCTTTCGGAATGACCGCGGCGGACTGCTCGCACTTCGCGGACGTTCTCGCGGCTGCTTCATCAAACGCGAACACGAACGTCACGATGATGGGCGAAACGTTCAAGTACTGCGCGCCGATTGCAGGAGCGCTCGGCTTCTCCGCCGAGGACACCGCCGTTGCTATCGGACTTATGGCGAACAGCGGTATCAAGGCTTCTCAGGCGGGTACGGCGCTCCGCACGATTATGACGAAGCTTTCGTCCGACATCAAGATTTCGGGCGAGAAAATCGGCGAGGTTGTCGTTCGGACGAAGAACGCGGACGGCTCTATGCGCGGACTTTCGGATATCGTAAACGACCTCAGAACAGCGTTTTCGGGGCTTTCCGAGAGCGAACAGTCCGCCGCCGCAAAGAATATCGCGGCCAGCGTGCCGCTGGACCCTGTCGCTTCGCGGTTCTCAATTACGGGATTGCGGGAATTTTACTCACAAACTATGTGGAAATACCGTTATTCGCACTAACTTTCATTCAAGCACCGCGAAGCGATAGGGTGCACGAGAGAACCGCAGGTTCTCCCTGTCACGCTGCCGCGCTCACTGATACCGTGAACATCTTCACCGAGTGCCTGTCCGAAATGACCGATGAAATCGACAATAACGGCGCTCTCGGCGAGAGTATCGAGGACTTAGCCGACAGCTTCAGGGACGCGGCAAAGGAAATCGCGGTTCTCGTCAAGGATAATCTGCCGGGGGTTATAAACTTCTTTTCGCGCGCGATTAAGCTTGTGGTTGACTTCCGCAAGGAAATCGGCGCGGCGCTCAAAGGTATTCTCGCGTACAAGGGCTTAACCGCAATCGGCGGGATAATTCAGTCGGTTATCGGCAAGTTTACGGCGCTCAAAGCGGCTGTGACGGCTTCCGAGGGCGCGGTAAAAGGATTAAGCGCCGCGTTCAGCACCACTCCCTGGGGGCTTATCGCGGCGGGAATAGGCGTTGCTGTCGGGGTTATCACGGATATCGCTTCTCACGCGGAAACCGCCGCGCAGAAGATTGAACGGCTTCGGGAAGAATCGGACGAAGCGGCTCGCAGCGCCGAGGAATACGCGCAGAAATCCGATGATTTGCGCAAGGCGAAAGAGCGCTACGACGAGATTTACAATTCCGAGAAATCAAGCTACGAAAAGGGTCTTGAGCTGAAAGATTTGCAGGAACAGCTTATCTCGCAGTATCCCGACCTCGCGGGGCGGATTAACCTCGCCACGGGCGCTTACGAGGAGCAGGCAGAGGCTATTCAGAGGGTTATTGATAAGCAAAGCAAATACGCCGAAGATGAGGCTAGGCTTGCGTTTTCAAAGGCTCAGACTGCGTTAAATCTGGATTATTCATCGCGAATTACGTTTGACGATATCAATAACGGCGGCTTAAACGCTGCGCAGAAAGCCGATTTAATCGAGTTTATCAAAAATAATACGAAAACGCGCGTTGAATACGATTCGGCAAACTTTGATTTCGAGGGCAGTTACGCCGACCGCGAAAGCGATTATGACGCGATTTATAAGTATTTGAAGTCGCAGGGTCTCGGAGAAACGGCGCTTGGCGAAAAAATCATATCGGCGCGGCGGGAGTTGGGACAGCTTGCCGACGATTACAACGCAAAACGAACCGAAGCGGAAAAGTATGACGTCGATTACGCCGGCTCTGTTCAAAACACCTTGCAGTATGACGCGGAGCTTTACGAGCAAGAGGAAGAACTCGCGGCTCAGCACTACGATAACCTCGGCAAAATGCGCGAGGATAATCTCAGCGGCGAAAAGGAAACGCTTGATGAAATGCAGTCCGCGTACAAGAAAATGCTTGCGGCGATTGACGCGGAATATGAGAAGCACAAGCGCGCGAAATCCGACAGCGAATTTCAGTCCAAAATCAACGAGATTGACAAGGAATTGCAGTACGGCAGAGTTGACGAGTTCGAGCGCTACGAGCTTGAAAAACGCCGCAAAAAGCTCATTGACGACCACAACGAGGAGTTATATTCCCGCGGGATTTCCGACCTCAAAAGCGGCGTTACGGACGTGTATAACGCGAAAAAAGCGCTCGCCGAAGCCGACAGCGGCACGAAGGAATACACTCTCGCGCTCGGCGACTACACGGATAAGCTCGGCGAGCTTAACGCAACGCTTAAGGGTCTTGGCGGCGCTCTCGGAATTAACGGTTCGTCCGTGAGCAGCATTGACGAGAGCGTCAAAAACAACTACGTCAACGTGATTGTGCAGGCTGTCAGCAAGTCGAACGGACAGCTTGTCGAAGAAATAATGAAAGCGCTTTACAGCGGGATTTAAGAGGTGAAATAATGGGATTTTTCAGAAGAGAAAAGCGCGATAACGGAGAAAATCGGATTACGCCCGAAGCGTGCGCAGAGCTGCTCCGCGCGATTGTCGGGAACGATGAAATGACAGCCGAGAAAGCGCTTGAAATTCCTGCGTTTTCGGCGAGCGTGGACTTCATCTCGGACACGGTTTCAATGCTCCCAGTCAAGCTTTACCGCGAGGATAAAACCGCGCATACAACCGTTGAAATCACGGACGACAAGCGCCTTTTCCTGCTCAACGATGAAGCGGACAGCTTTATGGGAGCAGCCGCTTGCCGCCGCGCGCAGATACGCGATATGCTGATTTACGGCAGCGGTTTTGTGTTTATCGAACAGCGGTATAACGGCGATGTGACGGCGCTCAGATACGTTGAAAAGCGCAATGTTTCGGTTGTTTCAAACGGTCAGCCTATTTTCCGCGACTTCAACATAAACGTCGGCGGCAGGACGTATCTTCCGTTCAATTTCGTGATTCTGGCGCGTAATTCTCCCGACGGTGTGACGGGAAAAGGCGCTGTCGAGGAACACAAAACGCTGCTCTCGTCGATGTACTCGCTGATGATTTACGAGAAAATTCTCACGAAAACGGGCGGCAACAAAAAGGGATTTTTGCAGTCGGAGAAAACGCTCTCCAAAGAAGCAATGGCTGAGCTGAAACAGGAGTGGAAAGACCTTTACGCCAACAACGAGTGCAATATGATAGTCCTCAACAGCGGCATTAAGTATCAGCCGAGCGCGTCCACGAGCGTTGAAATGCAGCTCAACGAGAACAAGCGGACGAATTCCGAGCAAATCGCGCAGATTTTCGGACTTTCGCCCGATTTGACCGCGGGAAAAAGCACAACCGAGGGTTATATGGCGGCGGTGAGAACGGCGGTTCTGCCTGTTGTGGAAAAGGTTCAGGAAGCGCTTAACCGCGCGCTGCTCACGGAAGCGGAAAAAGGCGAATATTACTTCGTTCTCGACACCGCCGAGCTTCTCAAAGGCGACACGCTCGCGCGATATCAGGCTTACGAAATCGCCCTCCGGAACAATTTCTTGCAGCTTGACGAGGTGCGTTATCTCGAAGATAAAGCGCCGCTCGGCTTTGATTTTATGCGGCTTGGGCTGAACGACGTGCTGTACGACGTCAGGACGAAAACCGTCTACACGCCGAATATGAACGCGTTTCAGCAGCTTAACGGAAATTCACCCTTGACAACCGAGGAAGAACGCGCTATAATGGAATTACGCAGGAAAACGAACTGGGTTAAGGGGCAGAAAGGTTATTTTGCAGGCAGCGTTTCAAACGGTCTGGGCGGGTATACGAAAATGAGCAAATCCGAGCAGAAACGCGTAAGCGGCGAAATAATGACTTGGCACCCGAATTACAAAAGCGGAAGCTCTCATTGCGGCTCATACGGCGATTATTTTTACGGTTTTAAGGTACTTATGCCGGGAAGCTATAATTTTACGCTGAAAATGAAAATTGCCGGCAACGAGGACAAAATCAAGAGGAAAAGGAGTCTGTTCGATGATTGACAAAGAGAAAAAGCTGATTGATTTGCTTAAACAGTATCCTCACCCGAACCACGAGGGCGAGGATTTTCGAGATACAATTGTCGGAGTAAGCCTTGCGGCTGACGCGAACGGCTGGACTGACGAATTTATCCGAATTTGCGAGAGTAATCCGAACGCGACTTTCGATGAAATCCTTGACCTCATTTTCACCGAGGAACGTTTCCCGCCGCTTGAAATTGTTGATGATGAATGAAAGGAAACAATATGCGAAAAATAGGAGATTTCTTTCTTGAACACGCGCAGACGCTTGTTGCGGGCGCGATAGGCGGTATTCTGTCGGCGGTTATCCTGCTTGCAATAAGCGGATAAAAAGCTGAATTATACAGCCTGACAGCAGCCCCGAACCAAATCCGAGGAAGTAATTGAAAAGCCGCTGTTTTGACGTGAGTTTTATCTCAAGCTTGTTATTTACGAGAAAATAGCAGCCCTTGTCGGTTATCGTCCAGTTGTCATATGACGGCAAGAATAGCTGTACACGGTCTGAAACCGCTTCGCAGTCAACATAACCTTGTTTGTATAGCTTTTCGAGCGCAATTCGGCTTTCTTTTCCGAACTTGTGGAAAATCTCGCTCGTTTTTGTCGGCTGTTCGGACGCGTTTTTCAAGTATGTGAGTATTCTTATATCGATTAGGTTCAATTCCATTGAAATCAGCTCCTTTTGCTGAATTATACCATAAATTCAAGCGTTTTGCAAGCGAGAACACCGTTCTCCCGCGCAGGGCGCTTTTTCTATGCCTAGGAGTAACAATGGCGAAAAACAGAGATTGGCGGCTTGAGGGTCTTGAAAATTACGGGACCTTTCAGCCGTTTTCCGTTTCGGGGAAGTTCGATATCCCCGCGATTGCGCCCGTAACCGAGCTTAAGCCGCTTGAATGGCGCTGCTTTGGAGAGTACAGAACGATTTCAATAAAACCCGACACCGGTATTCACTTTTTCACGGACGACTATCGCTTCAATTCCTGTTGGCGGCAGCCACTGAAGTACGCGGATATGTTCGCTAAAGCGGGCGCGGTAATGTCGCCCGATTTCTCAATGTACCGCGATATGCCGCTTGCGTTGCAGCTTTACAATCACTATCGTAAACATTGGCTCGGTCAGTTCTGGCAGACGCACGGCGTTGTCGTTATCCCAACGATTTCTTGGAGCGACAGCGCGAGCCGGGATTTTTGCTTTGACGGAGAACCGCGCGGCGGGATTGTGGCGGTATCCACGGTCGGCGTTAAGCGCGATAAGGAAGCGTTCGGGCTGTTTTCGGCGGGCTGGAGCGAAATGCTTGACAGGCTCTCCCCGAAGCGCGTTATCGTGTGCGGCGAAGTCTTTGATTTTATGGCGCGGGACGTTCTCGTGGAGCAGTTCGGCGCGTTTACCGATAAGTTCGATAAGATGAGAAAGGAAGGCTGATTATGGGCGGCAGAGGCGCGGCGAGCGGGGCGAAGGGTGGAGCGAAACTGCTTGACAAATCCGCCGAAAGTGGTATAATAAAAAGTAACGACAGCAGAACGGCGGTAAAAGATGTGCATTACATAGGAAAAATCAACCTCGAAATTTATAAATGCGTTTCAGAGGATATTCAGACCGATGAGGTTATTATTACGGACGAGCGTATTCAGCATATAAAGGAGCGACACCCGCAGGATTTTGAAAGATTTTGCGGCTATATGCGTGAAATT